TCAAATTATGATATTGTGATGGATAATAATTGTTCGTTAGATGAGTTGACTGTAAGGGTTGACAAGTTGGTTGATTCGTTATATAATAATCGTGTTGAAGCAAATGAGGTCGTTTAATTATGAAACTTTCTGAAGATACAGTGCAAGTCCTGAAGAACTTCTCAGGCATCAATCAAAGTCTCCAGTTTAAGGCTGGCAAAACTTTGAAGACAATTTCCCCACTCAAAACAATTTTCGTCGAAGCAACCGTTGGTGAAGACTTCCCGAAAGAGTTTGCGTTGTATGATCTAAACAAACTCTTGGCAAAGGTTTCCTTGTATAAGGATGCTGACTTGGCGTTTGATAATGATAAGATTAACATCAGCGCAAACAAGAAGTCGGACTATATTAAGTATTGTTCACCAAAGGTTATTGTAACTCCACCTGAAAAGCCAATCACATTTGGTGAGCCTGATTGTTCATTCAGTCTTTCGCAAGAAGATCTTGACTGGATGCGCAAGAGTGCTGGCATCTCTGGTTCGCCAAACTTCGTATTTGAGAGCGACGGTTCTACTATTCACTTCATTGCTACAGATGTGAAGGATGATTCCGCTGACCAGTCCAAGGTTGAGATTGGAACAGTCGAGAATGGTAAGGAATTCAAGGTTGTGATGAAGGTCGAAAACTTCAAGCTGCTTGAAGGTTCGTATGATGTTGCGATTGCTAAGAAAGGTCTTGCTCGATTCAAGCATAAGACCGTTGACATCACTTACTTCATCGCAATCGAAGCCGCAAGTTCGACATTCGGAGAATAATCATGGCACTTGATAAAGCAAAGGTTCTGGGATGCCTTCAAGAAATCTCAAACTCTCTGACTCGCATTGAAGCAGAGCGCGATCTCATTAAAGAGATCCTTGAGAAAATGCAAGACGAATGTGAGATTCCAAAGAAGTTGAGCCGTAAACTGGCGAAAGTTTATCACAAGCGCAACTATGAGGAAGAAGTTGCCGAGCAGAGTGACTTTCAGACTATCTATGAGAATGTGGCTAAATAAAAACTTGGGGTGCAACTGTTCTTGTTGACAGCACAATCCGCCAGACTGCCGCTGTGAGGGTTCACCTCCTCCACCCCATCTTCTCTTTGTGAGGAATTTATATTATGAATGAAGCGTTGTGGGTTGAAAAATACCGTCCTCATACTATTGCCGATTGTATTCTTCCTGATGAATACAAGAGCACTTTCCAATCTTATGTTGACCGCAAAGAGATTCCGCATCTCTTGCTTTGCGGCACTCCAGGAACAGGTAAGACTACCGTTGCTCGTGCACTGTGTGACGAGATCGGTTGCGACTATCTGATGATTAACGGCTCGGATGAATCAGGCATTGATACTTTCCGAGTTAAGATTAAAAACTATGCCAGTGCGATGTCTCTTGGTGGTGGTAAGAAAGTTATCATCATCGATGAAGCAGATTATCTGAACCCAAATAGTACGCAGCCAGCCATGCGTGCTGCGATGGAAGAGTTTGCGCATAACTGCACTTTCATCATGACTTGTAACTTCAAGAATCGAATCATTGAACCGCTGCATAGTCGATGTGCTGTAATTGAATTCAAACTGCGTAAAGAAGATAAGCCGAAGATGGCTATGGCTTTCATGAAGCGCGCATCAGAAATTTTGACTGGTGAGAAGATTCCGTTTGATAAAGCAGTGCTGGCTGAAGTTGTCAAAAAGCACTTTCCAGATTATCGTCGTGTTTTAAACGAACTTCAACGCTATTCTGTCAGTGGTAAGATTGATTCTGGTATTCTTACCAGCATTGCTGATGTTTCAATCAATGAATTGGTCACTTCTTTGAAAGATCAAAACTTTAGCGCAATGCGTAAGTGGGTTGCTGATTTTGGTAGCGATGACCCTGCAAAGATCTATCGTAAGATCTATGATAGTCTTTATGATATTATGGATAAGTCCACGATTCCGAATGCTGTTTTGATTCTCGCTAAGTATCAATATCAGGCAGCATTTGTTGCTGACCAGGAACTGAACCTCACCGCATGTCTAACTGAAATGATGGTGGAATGTAAGTTCTCATGAACTATCAAAAGCACTATGATGCTCTAATGAATAGAGCAAACAATAGATTGCTTGAGGGTTACTGCGAGCGACATCATATTATTCCCAGATGTATGGGTGGAAATAATGATGCGAATAATCTTGTTGATCTGACAGCAGAAGAACATTATGTTGCGCATCAATTGTTGGTGAAAATATATCCAGATAATTCCAAATTGGTATATGCTGCGAAAATGATGACAGTTTCTTCGCATGTTAATGTTAGAAACAATAAACTTTATGGATGGATCAAAAGAAAATTAAGTGAAACGAACAAAGGTAATACACACCACATGTTCGGTAAAACCCATTCTGATGAAACTAAAAGAAAAATTAGTGAAGCAACAAAAGGTGATAAAAACCCCATGTTTGGTAAAACTGCTTGGAACAAAGGTCAAACCTGTTCTGATGAGACTAAAAGAAAAATTAGTGAAGCAAAAAAAGGTCAAATATCTTGGAATAAAGGTAAAACCTATTCTGATGAACATAAAAGAAAAATTAGTGAAGCAACAAAAGGTGATAAAAACCCCATGTTTGGTAAAACTCCTTGGAATAAAGGTAAAACCCATTCTGATGAAACTAAAAGAAAAATGAGTGAAATGCGCAAAGGTGATAAAAACCACATGTTCGGTAAAACTCCTTGGAATAAAGGTAAAACTCTCTCTCCACTTTCTGATGAACATAAAAGAAAAATAAGTGAAACAATAAAGGCTAGAACCCAACAGAGTACACTGCATGGCTGACCTGTTCAAAGAAATCATTCCGTCTATTCTACAGACGAAAGAGTATGCTCTCCTGACTGAGCAGGACGAAAAGTCATATTCTGCATTTATGGTGAACCGAGCACTCTCGTATCACAGAGATACTGTTCTCTGGGCGAACGAGATGAATAAGTTTTCGACTCTGGACAATAAACTCAAATATGACTTTCTTATAAATATTGTTAGAGCCCAAAAGCGTCCATACAGTAAATGGCACAAAAAGGCTCAAAGCAGTGATTTGAATGTCGTAAAAGAATATTATGGCTACTCTGATGCGAAAGCAGAAGAAGCATTAAAGATTCTGTCTCCCAGTCAAATCACCGCTATGAAAAAACAATTATATAAGGGTGATTGACCATGCTCGAAAAATTAGTAGAAGTCACATTAGAAAAGCAAGACGACTTCCTCAAGGTCCGCGAAACTCTAACGCGCATCGGTGTTGCTGCAAAGAACGACAACATTCTCTATCAGTCTTGCCATATCCTTCATAAACAAGGTAAGTATTACATCGTCCACTTCAAGGAACTCTTTGAACTGGACGGTAAGCCATCCAACATGTCAGACAATGATGTTCAGCGTCGTAATACGATTGCGAATCTAATGGCTGAATGGGGTTTAGTGAAACTTGTTAATGCAGATAAGACAAAGGATAATGTTGCTCCATTAAGCCAGATTAAGATTCTTCCATTCAAAGAGAAGAATGAGTGGCAATTGGTTTCCAAATATACAATCGGGAAGAAAAAGAAAGAGGAGTAATTTGTGATTATATTAAATGTGTATAAACTTCGTGATGATCTTGAACTCCCAACATACGGAACTAGCCTCTCAAATTGTTTTGATTTGACATTCCAGCCAACTGACACACATGTCATCGGTTACGATAGATACAACAATCCAATCAGTCAATTGATTAATAACTTCAAGGAGATCTCGATCTATCCTGGTGATAGATTGCTTATCCCTACTGGATTAATCTTTAAGATTGAACAGCGCATTACAATTGAAACATTTTCCGATATCGTTAATCATAAAAATGATTCACTTGCTAACTATAGCATCCGTCTTCATCCGCGTTCGGGTTTGTCGCTGAAGCGTGGTTTGGTGTTAGCAAACTCTGAAGGCATTGTTGATGTTGACTATCAACAGCAAGTGTTTGTTCTTCTAACAAACATCTCTTCTATTGGTCAGACTATTAAGGCTGGCGAGCGAATCGCACAGGCTGAAGTTACTTGCAATGAACAAGTTGAATTTGTTGTTGTTGCAAAAGCACCAGAGAAACATTCAGAGCGTGATGGTGGATTCGGTTCAACTGGTATATAAATTATGATTCGTGATGAATTGTCATGGGATGAGTTGTTCATCCTACAGGCTAATCTAATAGCCCAGAAAAGTAAAGACCCGTCGACAAAAGTTGGTTGTGTAATCGTCGGTAATGATAATGCTATCTTATCGATGGGCTTTAATGGGTTTCCTAGAAATATTGATGAGCATGTTCCAGAAAGATGGAAGCGCCCAGAGAAGTATTTTTGGGTCGAACATGCAGAACGCAATGCAATCTATAATGCAGCACGCAATGGCATTAATCTAAATGGTGCTCGCGCCTATCTAAACTGGGAACCAAAGCCATGTGCTGATTGCACTCGCGCACTTATTCAAGTTGGCATTAAAGAAATAATTGGACCTAATCGTGTGTTTTCTGGCAAGGGTGTTGGAAAACATTACAGCATTGACCATGCAGAACAAATGCTTTATGAGGCAGGTGTTCATTCTCGTTATGTGCATTTCAACATGGAGTTTGACCCACCATGATTTACATTGTTGATATTGATCAGACTATCTGCAACACACCAGTGATTGATGGGAAGAACAGATACGATCTGTCTAAACCATATCCTGAGCGTATTGAGAAGATCAATGAATTGTATGAAGCAGGTCACACAATCATTTATTGGACTGCTCGCGGATCTGGTAGTGGTATCAATCAATTCAAGATTACCCATGGCTCGCTGATGGCATGGGGCGCCAAGTTTCACGAACTGCGTTTGGGCAAGCCAAGTTACGATATCTGGATTGATGATAAGGCATTCAGCGACAAGGACTTCTTTGGGACGATCCAGACCCAAGAATAGGGGTTAGTTGGGCTTTCAATAGGAACGCTGCAATAGGATTGCAGGAGGTCTGGTGAGGCTTGCGCAAGTCATTAATTCTATTAGAGTTTTTTTACTTTACAATCTCACTATGATTAGCGATAATTGTATGTATGAAGCAATATCACTACATCGAAGCCCAAACCGATAAGTTCGGTCATCGCCAAGTCCTGTGGAACACGGGAAATTACATGTACGAAATCGAAGATCGTACCGCGAAAAAAACGCTCAAACTCGAATGCTCTTTCGAGGAAGCCAAACGGATCCTCCAAGAGGTCTGCGTAAGTCATTGATTCTATTAGAGTTTTTTCCCTTTACAATTTTAGGGAAATAAGCGATAATATATGTATGAAATGTGAAAACACTGTGAAGATTGGTGATGTCGTGAAGTCGTTGGATTTCGCTGGCATCGAGAATTGTTATTATGTCGGTCGAGTCGCCAAGATTCTTGATGACGGTCGATTTGTCGCCGACACGATGGAACGCGTGTGGGATGGCGAGACTCTGCTCGACCCCGACCGTGTCTCGTCGATCTTCGTCGCTCCGCTTCCTGGTCGGATGCTGTTCGACGACGAGTTCACCACTCCGCGCATTCAGGTGCTCGCCTAATGAAAATCAAAAAGGGTGATCCGATTTGTGTTGAGTTCTATGGCGTTCGACTTTATGGTCGCGTGTTGAAGGTTGTTGGTCAGAAGTTGACCTACCGCAACGAAATTCGACAAGTCTTTGAGGCTCTTGTGTCAGAGGCAACGCTGCTGACTGAGAAGCAAGCAGCCAAACTGATGGGGTTTTGATCATGAAAAAACAAACTGAAACTCTGTTGAGTGAGGCGATTGACCTTGTGAATGGTGCCGATCATGTTCTTGCGAACACTCTTTCGCAACTTGATTTGAGCGCCAAGAACTGTTACGATCTTGCTGAGAAACTTGAACGCGCTCGCAACCTTCTTTTGGTTGTCGGCGATCGTAAGTATCAGGCTGAGTTGAATCAAGTTCCTATGTCTACCGAAGGAGTACCGTTCTAATGGGATACTTTGCTAATTTAGAGATTGATGTCATCGAGATGTTTCGTGAAGATGGCATGAAGGAAACTGAAATTGCTGCTTCTCTTGGAATTTCAGTGGTCGAAGTCCACAATATAATTGCTCGATTCGAAGCAGAGGACTATGACCGTGACCCCGACATGGTGAGTTACGATGATCTTGCATTTGATCCGTGCGATAGCAGTTACAACTCGGAGCAATGATAATGGAAGATATGTCTAAGATCGTTGAGCATGCACGCGCATTAGAAGCAATGGGGTGTTGTGTTGTTATCTTCACTCAAGAAGAGTTGCGCGGTGCTAATCCTCATCATGTTGCATCTCGTTTGATTGAATTGGGCTGGGAAGTGATTGATGATATTGCTGAAGATATTGAGACTGAACGATTGGTGGGACCTTCTGAAGAAGATTGGAACTGGAGCATCAAGTGATTGATTCTCATTGGTTCAATGTTTTTTTCTATCTTTGCGGATTGATTTCAGGTATACTAATCTCTATTCCAGTCAAACGAAAGGGTTAATATTATCATGACTGATGTATACCGCCATTCTGTTCTTGCATCAAAAGCAAGAGTTTTCTTTGACCCTAGCAATAAAAAGCACATGCTTGACTTCGCGAAGTTTGTAAAGTATAATACTTGGAGAGATGGATGTTCTTATTTCTTGGAAGATCCCTTTACTGATATTCCGACGATGATTCGTTGCAAAATTGCTGATTACACTCTATCTAAACTTGTGGAGAAAGTCTAATGGATATTCCTGCACTGATTGTTGGTCTGTTTCTTATAATGTGGTCTGCTTCCATCATCTATGTGCAGTATCAGATTCACTGCATGATGGGAACATTGCGTGAAGCGTCTAAGGTTTGCGAGGATGCAGTGAATTCTCTGCGCAATGGTGGTGTATGAGTGATGGTGACTTTGAGGCTATGCCTCGTGGTACAACTTTAGAATTGATGTTCCTGCGACAACTAGCCAAGGATATCATTGAATGTTATCCCAAGCATGGCAGACACTTTACTACTGAGGAAGTGAAGCGTCTTGCGGCAAGGGTTAGGGGATTTTATAATGATCATTTAGAGAAGTATCCTGTATGATGATTTATTGCGCTGCTCGATTCAAACCGAAGAAGAAGCGCAAGTTGACTGGCGTGATTGCGAAGAAGTATAACAAGTCTTCGACGATTCTTGGTTATGAAAAACTACCGAGTCTCTCTTATGGTCCGCGAGTTGGTGCTGGTGATGCTCGCAACATTCAGTCGCTGAAGTCTGATAAGATTTTCACTGAGAAGAAAGAAAGCCTGATGTACACTGGCACTCTAGTCAAGGGTATTGCTACAATGCATAAGAGCAATGCCGTTCCAGTGATTGACGAGGAGCAGATGAAAGACATTTCCCGTATGAGGAGAGGTTGACAATGAAAGTTTCAATCGGTAAATACCCAAAGAAAGACGGTAAACAGAAAGTCTCTGTCCGCATCGACCCATGGGACACATGGAGCATGGACGCAACTCTTGCACTCATCATCCACCCAATGCTCAAGCAGTTAAAGAAAGCCAAGCATGGCGCACCGTACACTGATGATGAAGATGTCCCCGAGCATCTTCGTTCGACTAAAGCCAAGCCAAAGAAAAATGATTGGGATGTAGATGAGTTTCACTTCAAGCGTTGGGACTGGGTTCTCGACGAAATGATTTGGGCATTTGGCGAAGAAGTCAAAGACAAAGAACCCAATTTCTGGATTGAAAAGCCCAAGTGGAACAAAGAAGGCATAGTAAAGAGTGGCAAACTAGACAACGAGAAGAGGGATAAATACTTCGGAAGGAAGAAGAACGCATTCCGCCTTTTTGGAAAATATTATGAGAATCTTTGGGATTAAAAATGATAAACAATCTGGACTACTGTTCTTTACAAGAACAGTTTAAAAGATCCGAACCATTCCATCATGTAGTTATTGACAATTTTTTCGATGATAAGACTGCCGATGAGATAGCGAGCAGTTTTCCAGCACACAATGATTCTGTGTGGACTGTGTCTTATGACAATGCTGTAGAAAAGAAGAAAGCCTGTTCGCACTGGGATAAATTTCCTGCACCGATTTACTCATCATTATTTTTTCTTTGTAGTCATAAGTTTGCTGGTTTTCTAAGTCACATCACACAAAACTCAAACATCATTCCAGACTACGGTCTTCATGGCGGTGGAATGCATTCTCATAGCCGAGATGGCAAACTAAACATCCATAAAGATTATTCACTACATCCTAAACTGCCATTGATGCGAAACTATAATCTTATCATGTACATGACGCCAGACTGGAATCCTGAGTGGGGTGGTGGTCTAGAATTTTGGAGTCATGATGAAGAAACGCAGCAACCTAAAGAATGCATCACTAAAATTGAGAATAAATTTAATCGCGCTGTGTTATTCGACACCACGCAAAACTCTTGGCATGGTTTACCCGAAGAATTAACATGCCCAGAAAACATAGCGCGAAGAAGTCTGGCTACATACTATTTGAATCCCATAAATAGTAAAGCGGAATCAAGAAAGCGTGCATTATATGCTCCCTATGGGGATCAAAAAAACGATCCAAGTGTTCTACAATTTTGTAAAGAGAGAAGTTTATGAAAGTATCTGTTATTACCGCAACAACTGGCGGCGTCAGACTTGCTGATTGCATTGAATCTGTACGCAATCAAACCTATAAAAACATTGAACATTATGTTATTGTTGATGGTTCTGATAGATGGGAACAAACCTCTGAAATTCTCAATGCGATGGAATTTCCTAATGGCAATAATGAGTTTGTCATTGTTTTGCCGAACGCAACTGGACTAAATCGATTTAACGGTCATCGCATCTATGGTGGCTTTAGTTTTCTGACCAACGGCGACTATATTGCATGGCTAGATGATGATAATGAGTTTACGCCAAATCATATCGAAAGCCTTGTTAAGATTACACAAGAAAAACAATTAGACTGGGCTTATTCCTTGCGCCAGATTGTTGATAGCAAGGGCGAGTTTATCTGCAACGACGATTGCGAAAACTTGGGTAAATACAAGTCTGTTCTTAACGACCACTTCGTCGATGTGAGTTGTTTCTTGGTTCGTCGTGAACTTGCGGTAAACATTGCTCCGATCTGGCATCGTCAGGCGCGACCACCCAATGGTATGATGGAAGTTGATCGCGCATTGACTGCTGTTTTGATGCATGAACAGAATAAGTTAAAGTTTGACTCCAACAACGATTATACGGTAAAATATAGAGTAGGAAGCACAGGAATATCTGTGCAAGCTGACTTCTTTATCAACGGTAACGCTGAGATGCTCAAGCGTTATGCTGGAAAACTTCCCTGGAAACAATAATGCGTTTTGTAATTTGTCATGTTCGTAATGAGGAATATCTTTTAAATTGGTGGCTTCAACACCATAAAGATAAGTTTGATCATGGGGTTATCGTAGACTATCATTCTACTGATGGTTCTATGGATCTTGTTAGAAAAATTACACCCAAGTGGCAAATCATAAAGTCGGTTAACAAGGATTTCAACGCTGCTAATTGCGATATTGAAATCATGAACATTGAGCGTAGCATCCAACAACAGTATCCATATGCTTGGATGATTACACTGAATGTTACAGAGTTCCTTGTTGGCAATACTCGAAAACTGTTGTCTGCGTTTAAGTCTCAAAAACCTGTTCGTATGCAGAAATTAATTCCTTGCGATGTGATGATTGACACAGAACTGCAAAAGTTCACCGAGCCAGATCCTAATGTTTCTCTTGTAAAGCAAAGAACATTTGGTATGCCAATGGACTATAGTGAAGATACTGTTTATAATGCATATGCTGGTAGTCGCGACTTCCAATCAATTGAAGATAATATGATGTATGACAATCGCAAGATGCGAAGCATGCATAACTTTCCGTTAAACTATTTCGAAACATCAGTTTGGCGTGCTGGTCGACATTATTGGGGCACACCATGCGAAGACTTTCGTATTATGTGGTATGGATACTCTCCGTTCACTGAAGATCTTATTCAGCGCAAGTTAGCAATTCAAACTCAGATTCCTGAGGCTGACAAGGCTGTTGGTAATGGTGGGCAGCACCTGCTAAATAAAGATATGGCGATTGCTCGTTACGAATGGCATCGCCAGTTCGCCATTGAATTGAAACCTATTATTGATGAATTAGAGAATAGATTATGAAAGTATTAATTACTGGCGGCTGCGGATATATCGGATCCGCAATTCATCATTATCTAAAGCACAAGTATGCCTTTGAGACTTTAGATCTCATGTGGTTCGGGAACTTTAATAACCCAAACAATATTCAAGAAGATTTTGCTGACATGTCGAAATCTTTCTATGACCAATTTGGTGCGATTGTTCATACCGCATCGCATTCTTCTGTGCCATTATGCAAAGATATTCATGGATCTTTTGATAACAATGTTACCAAACTTCTAAAACTCACCAAGAAACTGACACATCAGAAGTTTATCTATGCCTCTAGTTCTTGTGTCTATGTTGAATCTGATGGTCGACCAAAGTTTGAGACTGAGTTGTCTCCGCCAACTGATGGCTTGACGCTCTCGAAGACCACGATTGACAACATCATGCCGTTGCTCGATGTAGAGTATTATGGTTTGCGGTTCGGTAGCGTAAACGGTTGGTCACCGAACATGCGCACTGACTTGATGATTAATTCGATGACAACTTCTGCGCTAAAGAACAAAGAAGTCAATGTGTTTAATGCACATGCTCACCGCCCCATCGTATCGACTGAAGATCTTGCTCGGGCAATCGATGCTATTCTACAGTCTGGCGATAAGCGCGGTATCTATAATGTTGCTTCGTTTAACAAAAACATTGGCGATGTTGGTAGCGCAGTTGCAAACTACATGGGTGTTCCGTTGATCAACAAGGGAGTGAGCCCAACCTATGACTTTACAATCTCATCTGAGAAGTTTACAAATACATTTAATTTTGAGTTTAATGCAACAGTAGAATCTGTCGTTAAGTCTATTCTTGATAAACCATACAATGATAAGTGGGGTCGTCGCGATGTCATACAAGGAAAATAATGCATGTTTAGTCTGTGGTAACGAACATCTATTCGATTACTTAGATCTAACAGACCAGCCGCTCGCTAACTCTTACCATAAAGGTGAGGCACTCGAAAAGTATCCACTACAGATGCGGGTGTGCACTGAATGCTGGCACTCGCAGTTGTCAGTTTCTGTTGAACCCGCGAAGATGTTTGAGCATTATCTCTACATCTCTGATACCAGCAAAACGCTCACAGATTACTTCGAGTGGACTACAGACTACATTCTAAGCAAGATTGAAAAGCCGAAAAATGTTCTTGAGATTGCATGTAACTCTGGTTTGTTTCTTGAGATGTTTAAGAATAAAGGTATTGAGTGTGTCGGGGTAGATCCAGCACAAAACATCAGAGAACTATCTCAGAATCGTGGACTAGATGTGTATGTTGACTATTGGAATACACAGTTTTCAGATAAGTTGAAAGCCGAGAAAGGCACATTTGATTTAATCATGGCATTCCATGTTCTTCCACATGTTCAAGACCCAAACGACTTTATCGCTTCTTGCGTGAAAGTTCTTTCTGATGATGGAACAATCTTTATACAGACATCGCAGTGTGATATGTTCCAGAACAACGAGTTTGATGTTATCTATCATGAGCACTCGTCATATTTTACTGGGCGTTCGATTCAAAAACTTGCGCTTAATCATGGACTGTATGTTTCGAGTATCATAAAGACTGACATTCACAGCAAGTCTTTCCTGTTCTCGCTCACAAAGAAAAAGTGTGATGAGGCTGACTTGGCTAAACTGTTGCACCAAGAAACTCTTGATGGCATTTACACAGTCGAAAAGTATGAGCAATTTACTCGCAAGGCAGCAGAAACTAAGCAACATCTTATTGACAATCTAACTCGTCTACGAAAAAATGGATATGTTCTTATTGGTTATGGTGCAGCCGCAAAAGGTAACACGCTGCTAAATTATCTGCAGTTAGAATTAGACTTTATTATTGATGATAACTATCTGAAGTGGGATTATCTGACACCAGGAATGAATATTCCTATTCGTTCTATCGATCTGCTTCGAGAACCAATGAATAAAATTTGTTTTGTGCCACTAGCCTGGAACTTCTACAAAGAGATCCGTGAGCGCGTCAGGGCAGTTCGCGATATGCCTGAAGATATGTTTATCCGTTACTTCCCAGAATACTTGGAAGACAAAAATGTTTAAAGTTGTCACAGATTATCCACTGGCTGTTGAATCAGACGACCATAAATACCCAGAAGGAATCTACTATGATAATAATTTAAATCTGGGATTCGTAGAATCTTTAGAAAATTATTTTGATGATAAAGATATAAAACAGATTAATTTTATGGACTTGGGCTGTGCGGGTGGCGAGTTAGTTTGCCATCTTCATAAAAAAGGGCATCTGGCTGTAGGTCTCGAGGGTTCAGACCATTGTTTGAATATTAGACAAGAGATGGTCGAGGAAGTCGGGTTGATGCCAGCAGGTCATAAAAATTGGCAAGAATTTGGAAATAAAATTCTTTTTACATGCGATGTAACCAAAAAGTACCAGGTATTGCTAAATGATGTCCCTTGCAAGTTCGATATTGTTACTAGCTGGGATGTGATAGAGCATTTCAACGACGAAGATCTGGATACTTATTTTAATCTTGTCAACAACCATCTTAAAGATAGTGGTTTATTTGTTTCAAGTATACACATGGGCGATTCAAAAAGAAACACAAATTCTAAAAACACACCAGAAAACATAAACTATCATAAATGTATTCATGGTAAAGACTGGTGGAACAACAAACTATCAGAGCATTTTAAACTAATACATTTTCCATTTAAGGAGTCTAACAGAGGGCACCCTGATCATCACCAAGACTTATTTGCTTGCGTGAAAAAATGATTGTAGCCTCTTGCCCCCTGCGTATTTCTCTTGTTGGTGGTTCTACAGATCACCCACACTTTATTGATAAGTATGGTCGCGGCACAGTAATCAGTTTCCCTTCTTCGCTTCGCACTTATATCACCATTCACCAAGATGTGTTTGGCATCAACACAATTGATGAGACTTACAATATAAGTTATTCGAAACGAGAAACTGTCAAAAACATTGCAGATATCCAGAACGAGATGGTTCGATATTGCTTTGAGTATCTGAATGTAGATAAGATTAACTGCAGTCTCGTTTCAGATATCTACTCGGTTGGTTCTGGATTGGCGGCATCATCTTCTTATCTACAAGCCTTGATTAAAGCAGTATATGTTTGGCGTGGCGAGAACATCACAGAATTCGAAGTCTGTAAGATTGCTGAGATGATTGAGCGCAAATTTAATCCTTTAGTTGGTCAGCAAGATTTCTACGGTAGTATGGGTGGGCTAAAGCGTATCAATTTTTTTAAGAACGCAGACCCAGAAATCAAATATCTGAACACTAAAATCTTTAGTGAGATGGATATTCATCTACTATATACAGGTGTGCTTCGAAACTCGACCAAGGTTCTTGAGAGTTTAGATATTGATAAATCTGTTCCTTTGTTCAAGGATGTAGAAAACCTCGAAAAAGCAATTAATCATTGCGACATAGCGTGGTTCAATTCTGTGATGCGAGACTCTTGGGAAAAGAAGAAGCAACTCAGCCCATTGATATGTGAAAATAAAATTTTAGTTGACTTGGACAATAGATTACGGTATGATGATAGAGTCTTATCGCATAAACTATGTGGTGCTGGCAATGGCGGCTACTTTTTGATGTTCTCTCATAAAAATTCTTGCTATGAAAAAGAATATGAGCGTTGTCATAAAATTAGCATTTCTGAAACTGGATTAAAATTTATAAACTTAACAAATGAATTTACAAGAACTTAAAGATTGCATAGACGCAATCGACCCAATCGATCTCGAGCATCTTAAAACTGTTATTCGTGACCATGACCACATTATTCTTTTGGGTAATGGTGGCAGTAATGCAATTACAGGTCATGTTGCTCAAGACTACACTAAAGCACTCGGCAAACAAGCAATTTGTTTCTGTGATTCTTCGCGCTTGACATGCTATGCCAATGACTATGGATGGGAGCATGCGTACACGAAGTTTCTAGAACAGTTTGTTCAACC